TATACGCTTGACTTCTTTTTAGAAAATCAAAAACTTCTTGCTTCAATACTTTTTTTGATTCATCTATTCGAGTCATCTCTGTATTAAACACTACCATAGAGGGAGCAATGTTGTACTCTTTATAATGCTCTAATGCTGTGTTAATGACCCATTGTGAGGCATTACTAAAGAAATAAGAGGGTTTTAAAATGTCTGAAATTTGAGTTAAAAAAGGAGTATTGTCTGTGATTGCTGCTACTAATTTTAATTCAAATTCTTGTCCATAACTACTTAATGTTCCTTTCATTGTTTAATTTTATTAAAATAACTTGACCAAAATACATAATCAGAATCTCTTCTGCATAATTCTATGTCATAAAATATCTTCTGTAACTTAAAATAACTAAACTTTGGCAATTCACTATTCGCTAAAGACCTTATATTAGATTTAAGAATACCTGAAATATTAGGGTCTATTAGTTGCATTAGCTCGTAATTTCTATAAGCAATATCTTTTTGTTCAATAATGTTTTTAAAAATCTTTGGTTTTGCACCTTCTTCCAACATTTTTTGACTGTTGTCAAAAATTTCATCTAAGGTAATATATCTTTCTGTATTATCCAAACCAAAATGCTTGTTTAAGCCTTTTTCTCCGACTTGTTTAACTCCTGGTATGTTATCTGACCTATCACCAGTGAAACATCTTAAAGTTAAATAATTCAAAGGTAAATAGCCATATACGGAATGCATATCAGCTTCTGATAATAATATCTTCTTTTCGTAGGAATATACCGATGTATTTCTATCCACCAACTGTAAGAAGTCTTTATCGCTACTCATAATAATCTTCATATCATCTTGTGGAATAACCTCCTTACACAATGAAGCTATCACATCATCAGCCTCTATTCCATCCAAAGATATCGTACAAACAGGCATCATACTTAACGCTTGTAATAGAGTGAGAATCTGTGTTCTTTTAGATGCAGTCTCATCTATCAAACCTTTGGTATCTGCAAACCTATTAAAAGATCCTGCACTTAAAGTCTTCCCCTTATATTCCTTAAACAGTTTTCTTCTTCTCACACTACCTCCTTTACCATCGAAAACAATGAAAATTTTAGTTGGAGAAAAATCTACTATTGCTTTTTGAAGTCCTCTAAAGAATCCTAAGACACCCCCAACATGCTCTCCTGCATAATTAATAGCAGGAACGGCTTGAAAGTTCCTTAAGAATACATTCAAGCCATCCACTATTAACACTCTGTCTTTATTATCTGAGGAAGAGTCTTTATTAGGGTTGTTGATAAAATTCCTAAAGTCTTCCAAGTAATTGTTACTCATCTGCTACAGGTGGTTCTTCATCTATGACAATATCATCAATACCAATATCTTTGTTAATCTTGTACTCAACTATCAAAGCATCGCATATCTGATTATAGATTAAATCTCTATACTCTGGGATAGATACAACTTTTTCGTAGAACTGTTTGGATTGGAACTTAATTTCCTCTTTAACTTCCCCTGTATTAGGGTCTACTACTGAATAAGTGTACCAGGCTCCTGCTATACTAACGAGATTCCTCTCCTTCATTACAGTTAACCAAGAACCATAATCATCTATACCAGAGTCAAAATAAATGTCATATTCTATACTCCTCAAAGGTGGACCAAGTCTATTCTTAACAACTTCTGCCGAAGTTTTTATACCGATTACACTTTCTAATCCCTCATTCTTGACTTTTATTTTGAACTTAGATTTTAATCTCAATCTAACTGATGAATGAAATGCTATCGCTTTACCCCCAGATGTTGTATACTGATCCGAATACATAGGAGCATTTAATCTAACCCTAAGTTGATTTGTTATGATTAAGCAAATCCGTTCCCTCCCCAAATGGTTAGTAATCTTTCTCATAGCCTTTGACAATATCAAAGCCTTAGTTGTAGCATATCCATCTTTTTCATAATCAGATGCAGATTCTAATTTGGTACTTGCACCCATTATGGAATCAATGACGATAGTTACTAATCTATCACTATCACTACTTCTAACTTTTTGAATTATTCTTTCAACGGCTTCAAAGATATCCTCTACAGTTTCTAAGGGAAGGTATATCATCTTTGTTAAATCTATACCTATTGCACTAAAAAACTCCTTACTAACAGCATTCTCTGTATCTATATAGACAGCAAGTCCTCCCTTATCTTGAGTAGATTTTAAAGCATGGGCAGCCAATAATGACTTACCCGATGCTTCAAGACCTGCGATTTCAGTTATTCTACCAACAGGGAATCCACCATTTTTTCTATTAGATATAGCGATATCTAACATAGAACTACCGGTAGAAACCCAATCAGTAATATCTGCAGGAGAAAACTCAGAACCATCTAAAAAATAAGCAACCTTATCCATAGATTTAAATTGCTTGTTGAGTTCTTTCGCTATTTCCAGCTCAGAACCTTCACTATTTTTTTTAGACATATTCTAAATTTTAGCTATTAAACAATGAATCAAAAGAATCCATAGCACTCTTAACGTTGTTAGGAGTGGAGGACTGCACAGAACTTGGACTTGACGAAGGAGTAGTTGTAGTATCATTAGCAGTAGTAGGTTCACTATTAGAATTCTTTGGAGTCATATACTCCTCAAAAATAGAAACAAGTTCCTCCTTAGATGGAGCTTTGAAAATGTTTTCTAACTCAGGAACTTCATCTATTTTAGATAATAATGAAGAATCATCAAAAGCAGGAGTAGGAAAAGGCTTAACTAAAATGTTAGTTTCAGGATAACCTCCTGGCTTCTTGATATATTCAATAGCAATGTCATGCCCCTTCTCCAAGTCAGAAATATCTCCGTAATCTCCTGAAGAAAGAAACTTGGCAATTTTGTGATAAACATTTTCAGTAAATCCATAGAACCTAACTCCTTTAGACTCTTCACCTCTAACAATGATAGGTGCAAATACTCTCATCTTAGGCTCTAAGTTCTTTCCAAGTTTCCACTTTTCAGTATCACCAGAGTTTTGCAACTTTCGAGCATACTCTAAAATGGGATCATCATTACCAAAAGTAGCAGGAGATACAATAGGTTTTTGAGAAATGTTGTAATGGAATAGGAATCTTCTAAAAGAATCTGCCCTATCATGTGCATAAGGAACAATTCTAATTACATGTTCTCCTGTCGGTTTCCAAAACAAATCATCATTTCCACCACCCTTACTGCGAGTCTTCTTGTTTAAACGCTCTAAATCTGCTTTAATAGCATCGAAATTGATACTCATAACTAAAAAATTTAAATTAAAAAATAGATTAAAAATATATTGCTTTTCTAAATTCTAAGCCTAATAAAACTAAATCATTATCCTTTATTATCAGAAGTTGATCTGAATAAGATTCCCAATCAACTTGATAACTTTTGTCTAAGATACCATTATTTATTCGTACTATCAAAGAATTTAAAGCATTAATAGTGTAGATGGTATTAGATTGTTTCTTTCTATGTACTAATATGGTATTTTTTGCCAATCCCTCCCGCAAATTTTCTTCTATATTATATACTAATATAAGATTGTTGGGATTGTCCACCTCTGAATAAAGATAAATTTTATTATTTGATATCTTAAAGTAAGTGTTCAAATAGTCGATGGTTAAACTCAAAGAGTCTTTAACCGCAAACGTACATAATAGTTGTCTTTTCATAGTCATTAGTTTACTGTCAGTCTATACTGACTCTCCTCATTTCTTTATAGTTTTTTCCTAAAGATATTTTTGATTTAATTAATTTGTTTTTTATATCAATTAATAACTGCTTTCCATCCAAAGGATTAAAATCAATAAGTATGGAATCATAAGTATACAATATTACTTTAGACTGTTTATCCTTTAGTAATTCATTTATATCATATATAAATAGCATAGAAAATTCTGTTTCTATCATCTGAATGTAATAACTAAAGAATTTTGATTTAGTGCAATCATCAGTAACTACTAATCTTCTTTTACTTATAGGACTTTCAATATAAGAATTTTCTAAATACTTATTCCAAATTTTTTCCTTAAAGTCATTAACTCTATCAAAGAATTCATTACTATATTTTGAATTTTCTATATCCTTATATAATAATGTAAAACTAATCTTCTTACTCTCTGTATACTCTTCTTCAGATATAGAATCCTTTCCAAAATAAAGTTTGGCAAATTCAGTATGAATAGAATCTAAACCATCAAAATCATAACCAATCATCTTACCTATCAATCTTAAATGGTAAGAATCAAAATCGTATTCAACTAAATATCCATTATCATATCTACTAATAAAACTCTCTCTACTTGAATCTTTTTTACTAAGAGCAGAAAAATTAATATTATCAAAAGTATTGGAAGGTCTACCTGTAGAGGTATGAATATTGTAATAACTTCTTACTATATTAGTAACATATTTTTTATTAAAATTGTTATTAAAAGTATTTAGATTAATACATAATCCATTTGATTCTATAGTCTTTATATTAGGAAACACATACTTTTTATAGAACTCACTATCACTTGATATACTAAAACCTTCATACGCATTTAGGAAATTCAGTATAAACTTCTCGCAAGAATTTTTTAATATATTAAAAGGTATATACCTTAGATAATCTGCTATTCTATAAAAATTTTTAAAATTATTAAAGAATACGGAACTCTTATCAAAGGATATATTTCTAAGCCAACATTCTGTATCTAAGTCGTAGGAATCATTATTATCATAGACTCTATCATACAATCTCTTATTAAAAACTATAGTAGTTCCTATAAAATGTTTAGGCAAAGAAACATTATCTATATCTACTAAATTAATTGGATAGTGGTCAAATTTTTTAGAAAAAGTATCATACACAGACATAAATGATATGTCTGAATAAACATAGTGAGAACCACTATTTGGTATGCATAAAACTATTTTCATAAATAAAACCTAATAATTTACAAATGTAAGTAATTATCTGTAGAATTCCAAAGGATTTCTTAAATAATTTTTAAGACCACTAAACTCTGATTCAGATTGCTCTATTTGTCGTATATTAAAATTACTAACATAATTTCTATTCCCTGAAATATACCACTCTATCGAAACCGTTTTATATACTTTAGAACTAATAAAATTTTTTGAATTGTTAGGTTTAACCTTAGAAAACTGATTTTGGTCTATTTCCATTATGGTACTTAATGGAGAACTTCTTTTCTGTATAAAATATCTTTTTATAAATCCTACAGTATAATCATAGTCAGATATCGTAGGTACAAAAGGTTTAGGAGACATATTACCACCTTTGACTTTATTTCTTAATCTTACTGTTTCAGTATTAAAAGTATGTCTTGGAACTAATATCTGATTAATATTAGACTGCTCATTATAAACATAGGCTACATTAGTTGTTGAGTCTATATAATAGAAGCCTCTATACTCTAAACCATCTAAAGTATAAAATTCCAATCCATTAGTTTTTCTTACGTTTTTCATAACTTTATAGATAAGGTACTGCTCTCGTGCTTATATAAGTAGTCCATACTCCTGGTGCTTCAATCTTATCTTCTATATCTAATGCAACAAAAGCCATACCATTTGAGGGTTTTGCAAACTTAGGTAGATTAGTTGAAGTAAAAACATTTCCAGCTATAATAGGAAATACACCTTCCATTTCAACTTTCATTTCTAAAGCAAAATATTCAGTAAAAGTAAAAGGTTTAGGCATATCATCAAGAACAACACATAAAGCATTATCAATCTTTTTAAATTCGGCTAAAGTTGAACAAGCATCTCCTATGGTATCTTCACTAAAATCTTTTTTAGCCATTTGTGCAAAAACACCAAAATCTTCGTCTGTACTTGTTAATTTTTTTACTATGGTATTATATTCATCTTGAACACTTTGCTGATAATCCTGTTCTTCAGATAATCTTGCAGCAGTTCCTGAGCCTTCACCTACCCCTGCTATTATTGCTAAATCAACCATATCACTTGGAGTTTTACCTTCAACAACTAAACTCAAACAATTTCCATCTCCGGTAAAAGGATCTAATTCAAAATACTCTGGTTTAGGTTCGCTAACTCCAAAAACATCAGTTATGATTATCTTATGCATTTCTTCATTCTTATTCTTTGTGATATCTGGAAATACAAATGCTAAGTTTACATAGTTGCCTGATGATCTTGATATCCTTGCAAAAATAAATTGAAAGAACTCAGCAATAGATAGAGTCACATCATTTATTCTATCAATTCTATCTCTCTTTACTCTTTTAGAATCCTCTCTTGATTCATTTACTTTTTCTAATTTATCAGATAAATAAGTAGCTACTATTTTTCTTGATATCAGTATCTTTTTATGGTTAATAGTTTGATCGGATACATTAACACAATCTGAAAAATAACTTCCTCCAATCTCAAAATTCTTTCCACTTATCCAATTATTTTTATAATTTCCTGAATTAGACCCATCTAAAAATAAAACAGATACAGGGTCTGCCGACCTAAACTTATTTCCTAATTTTTTGGTAGGAACATATGAGTATGGTTTTTCGTCAAAAACTATTTCATAGGATAACTTATCATTACATTTTGTATTGGTTACTTTTACTATAGTCTTATTAATTAAATCTACAATATATTCCAAAGAGATATATTCGTGCATATCACTACCCACCCCAGTCTTTTCTTCAGACCTATTAGTCATATTATCAAAAGCATTCTTTATATTAAATATTCCTCCTTCTTGGAATTTTTTGTAAATCTTCCCCACAGGTTTTCCATCATTCATTCCAGGAGAAATAGGTTCTGTTCCTTGATCTACATCATCAGTTCTTGTTTTACCTCCCTGTTGTAAGTCATAGACAATTTTATTAATTAGATTGCTAACTCTTTCCGTAGCAGAAAAAACTGCTCCTTCCCCATAGATAAATCTCTGATTCTTAAATAGATGCATCAAATCACAAGATAAAACGTCAAGATTAGATACTGCTTGAGCGGGTCCAATAGCATTAAATCTGCAAACATAAGTATTTAATTCAGTATTTGAGTACCCTCCGGATATTAAAAGAGCTCCCTCTATTGAATGTGAAACTTGTCCTCTACCTCCAAAAGTAGACCCATTACCCCATTCAATTTTTATAGGTTTTCTTTCAGGACTTCTTCTTAAATATGCAGAAGCAAATACCTCAAAATCATCAAAATTGAATACTTCGAATTCAACATTTATTTCTAAAGTTAAATTAAAAGTTTCAGCTTTTCCAGTTACTCTTTGTATAGACAATGATTTTAAACTTGCATCACGAGGTCTATTATCAGAACCTGCCCTATATCTTCCCTCGTATCCTTGCAAATTAGCCTCTATAGGAGGAGCATCAGTTCCAGGTATAGTTATCCTTGCCCAAGCAGGAAGTCTTCTCTTTTGGTCTCCTGTGGGGTCAGAACCACCACCTCTCATTCTTAAATGAGTTTGCTTCCTCGCTTCTAATCTACTTCTAACACTACCATCTAAAGGTTGTCTAAGTAAGTCCATCTTCTATAAATCTTTCTAATTCTAACTCATTAATAGGATAAGGAATCCTTAATCGTATTCCAGGAGGTATCATAAAACTTCCCTTACCTAAATTGTTAGCTCTTGCTATAACCCACCAATATCTTTGGTCTGTATAAAATTCAAAAGCTAATAAGTCTAACCTATCGGAAGACTTTGAATATATGTATATGTCAGTATCCCTATAAGGTATAGTAGGATAAAATGTTGAGCTATACCTTTCTTTTTGGGTACTCTTATCTTTTATTTTATTTGACAGAAGTTTATATCTCTCCATAATTAAAAACTAAAGGTTCTTGCAGAAGATTGTGGCATTTTATTTCCAATCCATTTAACAGTCATATTTACCCTTCCTAATATGGGTAAGTTATCTATCCAACTTGTTTTATCATTTTCCCATTGGTATTGCAAGTTAACTATATATCCCACTTCATCTTTGTATATCCTACAAATAGTAAATCTAACAAAATTTCCTTGAAATCCTTGATTACCAGGAAAATAATTAGGTAAAGATGCTTTAGACAAATCTTCTAATTTTTTAAAAATATTATCTACATTTCTATCCCCAGGATTTTCAGCAACTACGGTGAAGTCAAAGTCTACTTCTTTAGAGTAAGAAGCCATTAATATCTTTGGATCTGCTCTACCTATTTCTTGGTATTCATTCCAAGATGGTGTGAATCTCGAACCGAATGAATTTAAATATGCGGGAAACTCTACGGTGGGTCCTCCCGGTATTATCTGAAATTTAAATTGGCAAACTGAAGGTTCTGAAGATGGTTGGCCTCCTTGTGCTGCACCTTGACCAGTAGATACTACTCCTAAAGAATTAGGT